ACAAAATTTAGCTATCTTCATTGTAAAAAAATATCAAGTTGTGAACTTTTAAAATATGAACATAATCAGTACAAAGCCGGATATAAATTTCACACAGACATGGGATTTTCAGTCAGTGAAAGACAAATCTCTGTATCTATTTGTTTAAATAATGAGTTTAGTGGTGGGGAGTTTGTATTTGATTTTCCAAATCAAAATAATTATCAGGTCCCTCAAAATGTAGGTGATGCTATTGTTTTTCCCTCTAACTTTATGTTTCCTCATCAAGTAAATCAAGTTACCAAAGGAACAAGATATGCTATCGTGGCTTGGTTAATATAATGGAACCTATTTTTATAAAAGAATTTTTACCAAAAGAAACCTTAACTGTTGTTCACAGTTATTGTTTGTTGAAATATCAAAATCCACAATTTTTAAATAATGATACTCAAACTCAATCTTTTGTTGGTGAACATGGAGACAGTCTAATGGAAGTTTTGATGGATTTGAGCACGCCTGTCATAGAACGAAACGTAGGCAAAAAACTATGGCCTACGTATACTTATTTTAGAATTTATGATAAAGGATCTGATTTAAAAACTCATACCGATAGAGAGTCTTGTGAATACACTGTCGCTCTCTGTTTGGCTTCAGATCCCGCAGATAAACCCTATGAAATATTTATTGGGGAGAGGGATGAGACATCAGATTATAAATATTATAATACTAAAAAACAATTTCAGAGATTAAGAATAGATTACAAATTTCCTATGATTGCTAACAATGCAATAATTTTCAAAGGTAGAGAAAAATTACATTGGAGAGAATATTGTGAGCACGATCATTATATGACTGTTTTTTTACATTATGTAGATCAAGAAGGTCCCTATAAAGAGTATAAATTCGATAAGAGAAATTCTATAGGTCTAAAATAAAAAATTAATGTGGATAAAATTCTTTATAAAATAAGAATTGGCGTAGGCCTTGGAGACGTGTTTTGTGCATCAGGGGCCTTAAAAAAACTTACTGAAAAATTAAATACAAAAGTTTTTGTTGAAACAGGCCAACCCTCAGTCTTTGAGGATCCGCCGCAGGTAATAAAAGCGTTTAGAGGGGCTTATGATTATTTAGATATTGATCTTGAAAATCTTTACAAAAGTTTTGATAAAATTTATGTTGCAGATTATTACAACGAAAATCACCTAAAATCTAAAACTAACATTGTCGAGGCATACTGTGAGTCTATTGGAGTTGATAAAACCTCTCTACCTTATTTATCAGTGGATAAAGATAAGTTTAATAGTTTTAACTTTATCAATGAGGATTATATTTTTGTTGCACTATCTGACAGGATAAAACCCTTTGTTAGTGAGATAGGTTCATCAAAACACTTGTCTAGTAATTATTGTAAGGATTTGATAAATGCCATTCAAAACAGTTTTCCTAATTATAAAATTATAGACATTGACCGTTTGAATCCAAATATACATGACAAAAAAGAGTTACTTTACATTGCTATGAAAGCAAAAACATTTGTGGCAGTCGATGGAGGGATGGTGCATATAGCGTCTAATGAACCGACTTTTAAGAAGGGAGTCTGTTTATATCGCACACAGAGTTGTGTTGATTCTTTTGGATATAAAGAGCAAACAAATCTTATATCTGATACTCCTTTAATAGGGCCATATGTGCCAATAGAAAAAATTATTAATGAACTTAGTAAAAATGTTAACTGAAAAAATATTATTTAAAGAGTCTGCTTATGTCACTAAATACGAGGGGGATAAAAACATTATAGATAAACACGTAGAGCATATTTTACTTTTTGATAAAGGTAGAGTTTCAAGTAATCAAGGAGGATATCAAAGCCATGACATAACATTTGGATTTCAAGAATTAATACAGTTTGCTCAAATGTGTCTTACAAAATTAGAATATAGTTTTACTTTCGGTAATTTTTGGTTGAATGTTAATAAGGGTAATCACTATAATGACGAACACATACACGGCCTAGCGGGCATGTCTGCAGTTTATTATCATAAAACTTGTTGCGATAAAACTCCGATATATTTTAAACATTTAGTCCCCGCCATTGTAGAGACTACTGTTGAGTTTTCACCAAATGATGGAGATATTATTTTTTTTCCCTCCCATATAACACATGGTGTAAAAGCGTGTGGTAATGTAGATCACGAAAGAATTTCTATAGCAATGAATTTTCCAGGTAAATTTAAAGAATGAGACCTTTACTTACATTTAGTTTTGTAGATTGGCTTGAAGATCAAGACACTAAACAAAAAAAATTAATAGAATTTGGCTCTGGTGAGTCAACTATATATTTTAGTAAAAAATTTCAAAAAGTAATAACATATGAAGACGATGATTATTATGCACAAATTATAAATTCACATAATCTACATAATGTAGAACTTAGAATTTTTAGTCATGGGTTTTATAAAAATGACATTGAGTCACTAATAAACGCAGACTATATTTTAATTGACATTCACCCACGTGAGACAAACAATAGATTATACATCGCAGAAGTTTTAATTGAGCAAGTTAATTATCAAAATACATTAATTTTAGATAATAGTAATCTTAATGCAGACACTTATTTTTATCTTAAAACTAAGTATAAAACCTGTAAAGATTTTATAGGTAACGATCGTCAAGGGCCAGGAGCAGTAACATCCGTTTTCAATGATAGAAAATAATCTTATAAAAATAAAAGAAACATCAATTTATAAAAATAGATTAGATCTAGAAGTTTGTAACTCAGCTATAAATTTTATTAAACAGTTACAGGACAAATTCATTCACAAAACTTGGGATTGTGATCTTAGAAACTCTGGAAATCTCACACACAATATTTTAAATGTTGAAGAATTAAGAAATCTTAAATTCAATATTATGCATCATATAGAAAACTACATGTTTCAAACTAAGAAGTTTTTTGATGGGTTTATATGTGAGTCATGGATTAACATTTATGAAAAAAATTATTATCAAGAGTACCATGACCACACTAGCGATATCTATAATTGTATCTGTGGTGTGGTATATCTTACTAATAAAAACTCAAATATTATTTTTGATACTTTGCATACTAAGTCTATAACGCCTCAGTTTGCGGATATCGTAATATTTGAAGACGACATGCTTCATAGGGTTAAATCTAATGAAGAGGAATTAAGAATAAGTTTGGCTTTTAATTATAGAAAATGTGTCTCATGGCATGGGATAAGAGAAACAAACAAGGAGAAAACAAATGATTAAACCAGAAGAGTTGAGAGACAAAAAATTTAAAGTATTTTTAGGAATGCCTATGTATGGAGGTTTATTAACAGAACCAACTTTACATGGATTATTAGAACTACAATCATGGACCATGAACACCGGCATTCAAATGAGAATACAAACAATGGGTAATGAGAGTTTAATAACTAGGGCACGTAATACAATTGTGTCGATGATGTTAGATCAAACTGATTTTGCTGCCACACATTTATTATTTATTGATGCAGACATAGGCTTTCATTGGCAAAATGTTGAAAGACTTCTTTGTGCTGACAAGGATGTAGCTTGTGGGGTTTACCCTAGAAAGCATATACATCTCGAGAAGATAAAAGGTATTTTAGAGGAGTACCCAGATATTAGTTCTGATGAAATGGAGGCTAGAGCCTTAGGCTACAATGTAAATTTTGATAATCCTACTGACCTACAAGGAGAGAACGGATTTTTTAGAGTAAACGAAGCAGCCACAGGAATGATGTTGGTTAAAAGAGAAGTATTTACAACCATGATGAAAAAGTTTCCTGAGAGAAAATATGAAACCGATCAGATAGTCAATGGGCTATATTATAGATCAAATAATTGTTACGATTTATTCGCTGTTGGACCCTATCAAACAGGAGATCAAAAAAGATATTTATCTGAGGATTATTATTTTTCAAGACTATGGCAAGAGTGTGGTGGTGAAATATGGGCTGACTTAGCTAGTCCTCTCACTCATTTTGGCAATAGAGCGTATAGAGGACATGTTGGAACCTTACTTGCTAAAAAAGAGTAATTTATATATATTTAGCTTATGCCCCTAGTAAATTTTAGACCAGCTCCAGGTATTAATAAGGAAGTTACTGACTATACAGGTCAGGGTAAATGGACTGATGGTGATATGGTACGATTCTTTCAAGGATCTGCTCAAAAAATAAAGGGGTGGGAGAGATTTCTTTCAACCACATTAGTGGGTGTAGTCAGAGATCAACATGCGTGGATTGCTCTTGATGGCACTAGGTATGATGCATTTGGGACAGATAGAAAGTTATATGTTTTTGAGGAAGGAAGAGCTTATGATATTACTCCTCTAAGAAAAACAACATCCTCTATTTCTAATCCTTTTACGACAAATGCTACTACATCTGTGGTTGTTACAGATACAGGTCATGGTGCACAAAAAGGAGACTTCGTAACCTTTGATTCTTTTTCTGCCATAGACGGATTAGATATGAACAAAGAGTTTGAGATAACATCTGTGGCAAATACAAACGCCTATGTTGTTACTGCCACATCGGCTGCATCAGGATCAACATCAGGTGGTGGTGGCACTGGAAATATAAAATATCAAATTAATATAGGGCCTGAACTGTCTACTTCAGCTTTTGGTTGGGGCACAGATACATGGGGTTCAAGCACATGGGGAACTCCATCGACAACTTCTAATGTAACATTAGAGGCTAGACAGTGGTCTCTAGACAACTTTGGTCAACTATTGATTGCCACAGTTTTAAATGGAGGGGCTTTTGAATGGAGCCCTACCTCTGGTGTATCTACAAGAGCCACAGCTATTACAAACGCACCGACTGCATCTAGATTAAGTTTGGTATCCACACCAGACAGACACGTATTATTTTTTGGCACTGAGTCAACAATTGGTACCACTAACTCACAAGATGATTTATTACTTAGATTTTCAAACCAAGAAGATAGAAACACATATCAACCAACAGCAGAAAATACTGCTGGTTCTTTACGTATTGCCGACGGATCACGGATCGTGGCTGCAGAAAGATCTAGAGGACAAATATTAGTTTGGACAGATACATCATTACATAGTTTACAATTTATTGGTCCACCTTTCACTTTTGGTTTAAGACAACTAGGTCAAAACTGCGGTATTGTTGGAAGTCATGCAGGTGTTGATATTAATGGTGTAAGTTATTGGATGTCACAAGATTCTTTCTTTTTATTTGATGGTTCTGTTAAAAAATTACCATGCACAGTAGAACAATTTGTTTTCAATAATATAAACGTAACAGGCTCTGAAAATGCTTTTGCAGGACATAATGGTGAGTTTAATGAGATTATGTGGTTTTATCCTAGAACAGGATCTGATCAAATAAACGCCATAGTTGCTTACAACTATTTAGAGGGAACATGGTGGACTGGCACTTTATCAAGAACAACGTGGATTGACAGAGAGGTGTATGATAATCCTATAGCAACAGAGTACAGTTCCACAGCTACCGCTAACAACGAAGTAATAAGTGGATTAACTGATGGTGCTTCATCAGTATTTTTACACGAAACAGGCAACAATGGAGATGGCCAAGCAATAACAGCTTTTGTAAAATCTGGTGTAGTACAAATAGCTCAAGGAGATGAGTTTGCTTTTGTGTCTAAAATTATACCAGACATTGAAGATCAAGAGGGTGTTTTAAATGCAAAACTTGAATTTAAAAATTACCCCAACAATAGCACAAGTGTAACTAAAACAACTACTTTTACAGACACCACGGACTTTGTAAGTCTTCGTGGTAGAGGTAGAGAGTTCACTGTCAATGTTGTATCTAATACAACAGGAACTGCTTGGAGACTAGGCACGCAAAGATTTGATATACAACCTGATGGTAGAAGATAGACTTATACAACAATTAAAAAGTCAAGAGATGTCTATAACAGAGGACATTATCTTAGAGAGATTATTAGATAGATATCGTTGGCCTAAACTTTATTCAGGTCAAAACGAACTTCAACCAAGCGTGGAGGCAATAAAAGAGGATGGCACTAAACATCAAGACTTTTTTCATGATGACAATTACTTAAATTCTTTAGATTGCATAAAATGCTATGAGGAGGGCTATTCTCTAATACTTTCAAACACTGGAGGTTTATGTAAAGACCTTTGGCTCATTCAACAAATTCTAAATCAAAACTATCAAAGACATATAAATTGTAATTTATACTTTGGTAATGGTAAAAAATCAGTCTCTTTTTCTAAACATAATCATGAATATCCTGTTATTGTTAAAAATATTTATGGCACATCTAAATGGATAATTGATGGGAAAGAAGTTATTTTAAAAGGTCAAGATGTAATTTGGTTTGATAAAGGCATAGATCATCAAGTAGTAGAAATAAGTGATGCAAAATTATCTTTGACATGTAATATCGAATAATGGCTAAATTAACTTTACAAAGATTCCCTGATCCTAGACCTGAGTATGATGCTCAACAGTCTGCTGAATTGATAAGACAATT